CTGGAAAGCAATCACCGCATTTCGCGTGCCGGTACCAAAATCACCATCCGCGCCGGATCGTCCGCAAGGGAAGCCGAGACTGATAAGCCGCTGCTGCATCAGCTTAGTGATCTGACCTTTCGCACCTTTACGCAGTGTCGGGCAACCCACCAGCGTATTTGGCCCGGCTTCGCCGTCCACCGTCTGCTTGGAAAAGCCCTGCGCGTTGCACGCCTTTTGAAGGGCCGCCACCCAGCTGCTATAGCTGTTGCCGCTGGCCTTGGCCTTGGCAGCGGTTTTCACCACGGCGGCTTTGGTATCCGTTGCTTTGCCGTTGCCCTTGCCGTAGTCCGGATGGGCAAAGCCTAAGATGCCCCAGGACCCGTTCGGGTTGCCATAGGTCCGCACCCGGCGCATGACGGCACCACCGTTGTCGTTGGACGATACGCTGGTGTTGCCTTCGATCGTGGTCACGCTCTGGGTGCCGTTGCGCTTTTCGACGATGCCCACATGACAGGCCACGCCTCGGGATGCGAAAAAGACAATATCGCCGGCCTGAGGCTTGTACTCCGGCCCGTGCCACCAGCCTTTTTTCTTGAAGTAGGCCACGTGATAGGGACAGTACGCATATTTGCCAATTACGTTGGCCACCCCGGCCTGATTGGCGCACCACGACACAAACATATCGCACCAGGCACCGATCAAGCCATACCACACACTATATTTTACCCGATTGGTCCCCCGCGGATATTCTTTAGTACCAATTTGCGATTGGGCTACGCTTAAAATGCTCATTATTTATCACCTGCTTTCGGCTCTGTTTCGGACGGCATAGCGTTCACCAGTTCCGCCTCGGTGTTAGCGGCATCAGTTTCCGGCAGACCGGCCAGCGAGGTCAGCAGGGACAGCCCCCCGGCCAGCACCGCCGCCGATACCGCCATTTTCCAGTCCACCGATTCCAGCACCGCCGCGGTGCCGATCGTCGCGACCATGGTCTGCGCGACGGTTTTCAGGGCGCGAACGCCAGCATTCTGCCACCAGATTTTACTCGTTAAATGCTTCATAGTTTTACTCCTTTTCGGTTGATTCGATTGACTTGTCTCTCAAAAACTTCCGCTGCTTTTTCAGCGTTTTGTCCATCTCCCCCAGCGCCGCGTGCATATCGCCGTTGCAGTGGGCATCGGGGATGCGCTGGACCGCTTTAGCGATGGCGCGGGTACACTCGGCCGTCGCGATCACCGTGTCCATCATGTGGATTTCGTTTTGGATGCGATTCTGTTCTTTCTTGTCACGGTCGGCCTGATGTTTATTCAGTTTTTTGGTTACAAAGCACAATCCCGCCCCTGATATCAGGGATGGGATGGCTGCGGTCAGTAGGTTGATATCTAACGGGTTCATCGTGCTGTCACCTCATAAATTTTACGCGTTGTCCGCGTCCAGCATGGCCTGCACCCGGGTGCGCCATTTCGCCGGCACTTCGTCGATCGTCATGATTTCCGCCTTGATCCTTTTGTAATAAATTTTAGCCAAGGTTATGCCTCTCTTTTTGCTTCTAATTTTACAATTCTTTCTTCCAGTGTGGCCACGTAGTCGGACAGCTCTACAATTGCGTCTTCATTGTCCGCATTCCCCTGCGACAGATCAACCGCCGCATCCGACAGGTCCGCATCGGTCGGCACCAGCGCGGCCTTTTCCGCCTTGTCCTGCTCGACGCTCATCTTGGCCAGCTCCAGCTCCGTGTAGGGGATATAGCGCTGGATGGTCTCGGTCTCGTCGTAGGCCGGAACGGCTTCGTGGGGTTTTTCATCCCACACCCGCACCACGTCCTTCCCGCCGTTGTCGTAGGTCTTGACCACCGCGATATGTGACACCCCGGCCGATGCCGGCACCGCGTCGTGATGGGCGGTGATGATGGTTTCCGTTTCCAGATGACCTTTGGACAGGTCCGGATTGGTTAATTCTTGGCCGTTTTGATCTAAAATTCGCATTGATACCTCCTAATTTTCTGCCACCGCAAAGGTAAAGGGCGGCGCATGCAGCGCGCTGTCATCCAGCGTGAAATCCACTCGGCAGGTCACGGTCCCTGCCTGATCCAGCACGGCATCGGTCAGCGCAAAGGACACGACGTGCAAATTCTTTTCATCGATCTGTCCGGTGATATCCACCGTGTTATTGTCCGGCTTTTTGGCGTGCAGGGTGACCGTGGCGCCGGCGATATCGTACGGGGCACCGTCATGCTCGACGGTGGCCTCAATGATCCAGATATGCTTGTCCCCTTTTCGGGGCGTTTCTGATAGCTTGGCTTCGCCTTTTGCCCCGATAGTCAGGGTGACCGGCATTGTAATTTTTTCCATCGTTTATCCTTTCTTTCGCACGTACAGGATGACGTAGGTGACTTTAATTCTCGCAGGGCTGCCAAAATTGTTTTTGATGTAAAATCTTGCAGTTTTGAGCGGGTTCCCTTCCAGGTACTGCCGATAAACATTGCACCAGCTTTCCAAATGGCCCGAACCATCGTAATTGAAAGTTTCAAGCTGTAAGAATCCTAAAGGCCGCCAGCCGGGAATTTCAATGTCTTGGGTTACGGTATTCCAGCCGTTTTTAGGGATGGTGACAAAACCAGTCTGAAAATACTTTGTCCGAATCTGATCCCCGATAAACAACTCTTTTTTTTGCCCGGTTTCGTCATAGTAATAGGGCGTGTCCCGGTCGGCCCCGGTCTGCACAAACACAGACCCAGACGTTGGATTGGTTGGCTCGCCGTCCTGTATGAAAACGTTGCGCCAGCCGGTGCCCTGCTGTTGCTCAAACCATTGTTTGAATGCAAATTTAATATTTTCAAAGTAGGTATCAAATTCGCTCATGCCCCGGGCGCGGATCGCCCCGCAAACAGCGTTATCAGCACGTTCATCGGTGACAGTGATTGCCCCGGCCGGAGTGCACAGCACCTGCGCCAAAGAAATTTCGTACTTATCTGCGTCACGCTGCAAAGCGGGCGGTTGTGGCGTTGATGATTCCTCGCCCTGTTTAATCGCGATTTCCGTCACTCTTTTGGTGAAATCGCCGCGCACCACCACCCGGCCAATGCGACTATAGGCCGTAGGTTTAGCAACCGTTAGACTGATCGCTTCCGGCTCGTAGCGCCAAACGCCATTGCACAGCGCCCGGCCCGGGGCGATATCAACTTTCCCGGTGCCTGCCGTGACTTTAAAATCCAAGTCGCCGCCATCTTGAACGGCGACGCCGGAAGTCATGAAGCTGTTGAGCACTTGCTGTAACTCTTCTTGTCCGTACTCTTGTTCTCCGTCCCAGAAAAAAGATTTTTGTACTGTCATTGTCGCTCCTTTCTATCCAATCCGTCGCCAAATATGTGTTGCATACGATTTTTGCATGTTGTTGTGTGGCTGACCGTCGCCAGCTGCCCGTTGAAGATAATTTCCATTACCGCCCCAAGGTTGTACCTGCATTTTTGAGTAGAACAGCGCGTCATGCGGGCCTGAGGTTGTGTTGCCGTACCCCATATAAAACTTGTGTGTATGCGACGGCATTTCGTCCACAGTCAACGTGTGTTCATTTTCGCCATAAACCTGTCCGGCGGTGTAGGCATCCCCGGCCGACATTAGCACCGTGCCCTCTGCCAGTTTTTCCCATATTAAACCAAAAATTTTCGCCGGGCTGGTCGGGTCGTCGCTCATATAGTAGCTGCCTATCGGATACAAATAGTTGATCAGATTATAATTGTTGTATAACAAAAATGATGTTGGATTGTCATTTTTTCCTAATTGGGACATATATACGCCAAAGCTACCAACATTTGGGTTGTTAGCATCTGCCATGATAGATATCATCGATTTGGTGTTGCTGCAGCCCATCTGTATCGCAGGCGTAAAATTTTTGCCAAACCCCATTATATTGAAATTTCGGAATTCGCCATCTTGTTCAACCGAAATTTTTCCATATGGTCTATTTTCACCGTCGACTTCATGATAATAAATTTGTTCAGAATTTGAAATTTCTGTCACAACTTTTCCGCCCTGTTTTATCAGATAACTATCATTTGTTGTAACAGTTGTGAATTCTGAATCTGGTTTGCTGATTTCGATGCCTTCGTCGGTTTCTCGAATGATAGCTCGTATTGAATTGGCTGTTTGTTTTGCTTCTATTGCAATTTCGTTCGTTTTGTTCAGCGCCTTCAGCAGTATCGGCGTGGTATCCAGTGTGCTGCCGTCTGACCATGTGATATGCGTTCGCGTCCAAAGACACCTTCCGACGGTTAATTCCGGCTGTGTGTCAACCCATGTTCCGCCTTCCTGCGCCGTTTCGGACGTGGACAGATAAAACTGTTCCTGCTGGGCTGGCGTGCCGGCCTGCTTTAAACCGCTGGCGTCCCAAACCACATCACCGTCCGCATTCATCAGCTGATAGGTATAACTCCCATCGTCCAACAGCCCGATGATCGCACGCACTTTGTTTCCATCCGATATCGTGATGCGGTTATTTTCAATCTTAAGATTGCCGCTTGGGCTGGTCAGCGTCAACTTGCTGGTATCTATCTTAGACGCCTTAAGATCGTCGATAATCGCCGATATAGCCTGCAGGCTGCCAAATACACCACGCTGTGCCGTTAACGCGTCAAAATCGGCCATTTTAGCCCTCAAAATCTTAATGGTTGCCTCATCCACTTCAAGGCCTAAAGCATAGGCATGTTTGGCGAATAATTCGTTGGTGTTCACAAAATTGGCATCGATCCGATCAAATTCTTTGGATATACCCTTGCGCTCGACCAGCGTCGCGCTTTGTGCGCTGGACACCTGCGTCGATACCGTGTTTTCCGTATAGCCAAACGTGGCTTCTACGGCCATGCTCCCGCCTTCATAGGTTTCTTCAACGGCGGTGATTTGCTGATCCATCGATACGCCGTTTTTCTTGTCGATATAGGTGCAGGTATCGCCCAAATCCCAATAAGTGCGGTAATCCTCAGTCACCGCCTGGTATTCGTAATTGTGCACTTCGCGATAATCCGTTTGCAACTTTACGTTACCGCGTTCGGTCAGCTGCGCGTCAGTCAGCTGCTGAACGTCGCCGGATGCGGTTTCGTCTTCGGCACCGCTGGACAGCGTACCCGTCACAGTCGCACCGATCTTGCCGCTTTGAATGTCACGGGCATCAACCAGCACTTCGTGCCGGTTTAGCCCGGTCAAATCGTTGCCTAATTTGATGATTTTTCGCGCGGCACCGTCCCCTTCACCAGCGACATAGGCCATATTTTTATAGGCGCTCAGATCGTGGGTGTAGGTGTGTTTTTTAACCGTTTTGTTATTCTGGTTAAAAATATAGGCATTCGGATTGACCGATGCGGATGCGATACCGTTTTCGTTAGTTTCGATATGCTGGGTGCGATCAACGCCGTGCAGCACTTTAAAAACTAATTTTCCGGTATCAAAATCAGGCTCTAATGTCCAGCCCAAACCGGTAGCGGCGGACAGGGTATATAGGTCCGTGGTCACAGGTTTAAAGCGCGATTGGAACGCCACTTCGTGCCCCGTGGGCGTCGGATGATCTGCGATGATGACGAGCGGATTCTTCCGCGCGGCATCGGTTGGATTCACTACCTGCGTTTTGACCAGGTCATACATGATCGCTTCGGCCGGCTGTTTACCCCACGTCAGATAGCCATTGTGCTTTGAATTATCTTCCGCACTGGGAACGGTGATTCTATCCGTCAGCAAGAAATCAGCCGTAAAGCCGTATATCGTAAAATCCTGTGTCGAATTATAGTAACGTCCGTCGCTGTCGTCCACGGCTTTTTCGATGATGCCGAACTTTTCGGGATCGCTGTTTACACAGACGAATCGGCCTGCTTTGAGCAGATCGTCCGGTTCGCCCATATGAATTTCAAAGTCGCCATAGGTTGACCAGGCGCGTTTCCAGATCACGCTGGTTGTCAGATTAACAATTCCGATTAAAACCAGCCTGTCTTTTTGTACGTCATAAACTCTGATTGTTGGTCGCATGTTAAATCCCCACATAATAGCGCTTATAGCGCAGTGCTACCTCGTTCACTTGATCACTGTTGGCTGTCATGTACTGAAATACGTTATCGCCAAGCTCCAAGAAAAATTCCAAGTCAGACGCATTCGTCAAGTACGGATAGCCGTTGATTTTGTTGCCGCTTGTATCCTCGATATAGATTCGCGGGTTATTCATCGATGTAATAATCGATAACGTTTGATTGGCGTTCATCGTCGTGGCTAACTGTATCTCTTTCCCCGTGGTGAGGTTCTTCACCTTGGGATAGGTGGCCGGGCCTTTGAACGTAATCCACAGCGGCGTGGCCGCATGGCCATCGTTGTGTATGGTTTTAAATTGGGATGCCCGGTGGCGCAGCTTAAACCGCCCGGCATGTGGCAGTTTGAAGCCGCCTTCCCAGGTGGCCAGGTCGGCTAAATTCCAACCGTCATCCTCAAAGTATCCATTCGGGCCGGCGAGCTGGAGCTCGAACTCGGCCTTGTGATACATATTGTCGCGTTTGTTTTTGAGCGTTTTGATGCTGTAATCAATAGCGCGCTCTACACCTTCGGCGTTGACGATTAGCCGTCCGTCTTTGTATGTGGCAAAATGCTTCAGGACGCGCTCTTTAGATATTGCGGCGTCTGTCCCGGTATCAAAGTTGATGCCCATCTGTCTAACGCCCATCCGCTGAGTTTTCTTATAACCACCGTCAAAGCCGTAGTCTTCCATCTTCAGGTCATAGTCGGAGCCGTCAAAGCCTTCGGCGCTGATGATGCCAAAAGCGGTGCCGGACCCAATAATCAAATCGGGGTCGACACCATTTTTAAAGGTCATTGTCAATAATTTAGCCAAAAGCCAGCCTCCTTCCTGCCTGTCTGAGTTCTGCTCTAAATTCTGACGGTTGCTTCGGCGTTTCCTGGAAGTAAACATTTTGCGTCATTTCGATCGGATGGTCGTCCGTCGAACTTCCGCCGCCTCCACCGGATACGCCAGCAGCCGCGCGGCTTGCAATTCGGCTCATTTCGGCCAGCACAATCTTTTCTAAAATCGGGGTGATGAAACCGCCCTTGCTGTTTTTGTACGGGTTTTCATTCGCCCGGATGACCGCTTCGCCTTCATGCAGCTGCGCGAATTGGTCGTGCGTGATATAGCGCGATCCTACCGCGTAACCGTACCAGCGCTTAGCTCTCGGACGCAACACGTTTTCGACTGATCCATAACGTGCGATCATATATCGGATCGCCGCAATGGCGTTGTCTACCGGATTGTAAATGTTGCCGTGGCCTTTGAGTTTATAGGCTTGGAACGTCGAATCAATAGTTTGGAACAAACCTTTCGACGGATGACCCAATTTGGCGTTAATATCCCAGTTGTTAACTGCTCTCGGATTTCCGCCCGATTCAGCTTTAGCCGCCCGAATAAGACCAGCCAGCAGGCTTTGCGGCTGATGGGTTGCTTTCAACGCCGATTTGATCCAATCGGCCAGCTTGCCGGTAACTTTTTCCCCGGCACCGCCCAGGTCCCCGCCGTCGCCTTCGGCATCCAACGAACCAAAACCGTACTTTTTGAAGTTATAAGCCTCTTCGATCGCATCAGCTAAACTGTCGCCGAAACCGTGCTTATAACGCAGAATCGCGGCCCAGCGTCCGGGATCACGGCCAACATAGGCTTCGTGCGCCTGATCGCCGGGTTCCGGATGGCCGTGTGAGCTATGGAATCCTGCGGTTTTACCGTTGCCCAGTGACATTTCAGTGTGGGTAGCATCGTTGAGCAGGATATCGCCCTTTTTCGGGTTACGATAAGGCAGCCGCACCCATCCGTGCTTCGTGAGCTCCGAACTCATGTTGTGAGTGGTTGAGGCTGAGCCGGTGTTAAACCCGGCCGCTCTCAGCGATGCGATGATGGACGACGAACAGTCATAATCGGGCCCCCAGCGTCTCGCCTGTGAATAGCCATGCCGGTCGTCGTTGACCAGCCGCAGCATGTTGTTGACGAACCGGCCGCCTTTGCCGCCGTCCGCGCCTTTAACGACGGAACCGCCGTCATATTTGCGCATCCAGTTGACTTCCTTCATGGAATTGTCATCCATGTAGTTAACGTTGGCTTCGGCGCTGAATTTGCTTTTTGCAAAGGCTGACTTCATTTCGCCAACAGTGTTCTTAGCAAACTTGCCGAGCTGTGTAGACTGCAGGCCCTTGATGAGCCCTAAGCCGGTATTCCGACCAACCCACGCCATATAGACAGATGGCGAGTGGATACCCAGCCCTTTAACGAAGGCATCTTTAACTGCCTTGACGAGGCTGTTGGCCGTGCTGGTGACGTTTCCGCGCTGGGATGCCATACCGTTGACAAACCCTTGCATGGTGCTTCGGCCGGCGCTGCTAAACTGCGTCCGCCCGGTGGTTATCATCCATTGTGTTGTGGACAGCAGTGTCCGGATCGACGACTGCTTAGCCGCCATCGTTCGGTCAGCCGCCTGTGCGCGTACACGATCGAATGCTGATCTCGCGGATTGGCTTAACTGCGCCGGATAGGCTGCGCCTACCCAGTTACTGGTCGCGATTAGTTGTTCAGTGACCTGCGTTTTAGCCTTTTGGGATTTGTCATTCGCATTCTTAGGCAGTGTTTCAAAAACCGACTTTGCCGCGGTGTCCATAGGGGCTTGCTGATTTTTGACGGCATCAATGCTGGCCGTTAAGCCGGCCGATACTGCGGAATTTGTATCGCTTATGGCCGTACTGTTTTGTGCTGCCATGTTTGCCGTCGGCGCAGTTAACGATGCGTTGTCGGAAAAACCGCTTGACAAGCTTGTGGCCGCCTTAGCGCCAAGTGCTCCAAACGGGCTGTTTGTCAAAGCATTTTCCAGCCCTTGGAACATAAACACGCCGAAATCGTAAAACACTGTTGACGGTGAATGAATACCAAAAACTTTTTTGAATTTGTTTTTGATCGCTTCGGCAAAACTGCCTACCTTTTTAATGACGCCACCAAACTTAGATTTGATACCTTTCCAAAGACCAGCGATCAAATCTTTGCCAGCTTTCATCATGCCAGTGATATGTTTTCTGACGTTGGCCGGCAAGAGGGAAAGCAAGGCGTTAAACGATCCTTTGACGATCCCCATCGCCGATTTGGCAATGCCTTTAAATGAATTCCACGCGCCCGACCAGTTGCCTTTAAAAATATTCACAAAAAAACTAACGGTATATGCAACGCCAGCAACAAGTGAGCCAAAGGCTTTGATTACGCCAGATATAAAACCGGCCGCATGCTGAAATGCGGGACCAACAACGTTTGTCAAAATGGCAGCCAATGCATTTGTATGCCCCTTGGCACCATTAGCTTTTTTCCCCGTGATCCCAAAGGCATCACCCAAGGCTGAAAATGCGGGTTTGACTATATTCCAGGCAGTGGTGATTGCATTCTTTATTTGCGCCCATGCGCCATTAACAATGTTTCTAAACTGTTTATTTCTATGATACAGTACCGCCATGGCCGCGCCGAAGGCGATAATAGCCGCCACCACAACAACTACGGGCCCGCCGATCGCGGCCATCCCCGCTTGCAAAACGGCACCTAATCCAGCGAACGATTTAATCATCGTCAAAGCTGTAAAAACCGTTCGTGCGAGACGGGCAAACAAAACAATTTTCGCGGCGATATTAATTGCGATCATTGCCGCGCCAAGAGACCCAAAGGCAATAGCGAGGCCGCCGATAAGTCCATTGTGAGCTTTCAGTAATTTAAAAAAACCAGTAAAGCCTTTCACCATGACGACGATGCCGCCGGCCAGCTTTCCAACAATTCCGGCGAGCCCCTGCATAGCTTGCTTAAAATCCGCGCTGTTGGCAAATTTTGATAGCTCTTTAAAAGTTGGCTGCAGTGCCTCTGTGGCCTTGTTTTTGAAAATTTGCCACGTTTGCGCAAAGGTCCAGCCCATGCTGTTGAAGTCTTTATCGGTCTGGCCTTTCATTTTCATAATGGCGCCAACCACGACATCCGACGTCAGCTTTCCTTGGGCGCCCATGCTTCGCAGTTCGCCTGTGCTGACGCCGAGCCCTTGGGCCAGCGTTTTGGCCACACCCGGCATATTTTCAAGCACGGAGCGCAGCTCGTCGCCTTGCAGCTTGCCGGATGCCAGGGATTGCTCCAGCTGCATCATGCCGGCGTTCATTTCCTGCGTAGTTGATCCGGAAATAACGCCTAATTTGTTGATCTGCTCGGCAAAAGCCACGACCTCTTTATTGCCGCCCTTAAAGGCGCCCTTGGCCATGATGCCCAGTTTGCCGACCGTGTCCATCATGTCGTTGATCGATCCGCGGGAGCGATTGGCCGAAGCGACAACGGACTTATACAGACTTTCAGAGGCCTTTTTGTTGCCGTTCGTCATCATGTTCAGGCGCGACATAGCGCTGGTGTACTGATCTGATGCTTTGATCAGCGCACGCCCCCAGTTCACAACCTGCTGCACGCTGAGAACAGCGCCAACGGTGATTGCTAACTTTTTGAACATGCTCGACATTTTGC